GGCTCCTCGAGCACCTTGCGCTGCAGGGCGTCCCGTTCGGCCGTGTAGATGGCTTCGGAACCCTGGCCGCTCATGCGGTGACGGTCGATCGTCTGCCCGGCCGTCTTCACCTTCTCGGTGACGTCGTGAATGAGCGCAACCGTCGCCGGCGGGAACTGGGCGATCACGTCATCCGGAGTGACGCCCTCGCGATCGTGCTCGCCGGCGTAGGCGGACGCGTTGAAACTCTCGCCAGGAATAGGCCGCTGGGCCCGCGCGAAGTCCGCGTGCGCCTGTTTGGCCCCTACTGAGCCGACCGCCTGGGCAAAGCGGCCGGCTTCGTCTCGCGGGTGGTCGCCCTCCGTCCAAGCGTCTTCGGCCTGGCCCCCTCCGCCGCCCGGTGGCCCCCCGTCGTCATCGTCCTCGTGATCCGGGTCGCCCTCCTGCGAGGGGTCGGCCGGCGGCTCCGGAGGTGGCCCGGACAGGTCGACGCCCTGATACAGCGACGTCTCGTCTGCGGCCAAGGTCTCGCGCACCTCTTCGGGGGCGATCACGCCGGCGTTGATGTAGACTTGGTGCGTCTCCGCGTTCGTCTTCTGAATCCCCGCCTTGGCCGTGTCGTCGTCTTCCCAGAGCGACACGAACTCGTAGCCGATCGCCGGATCAATCTCGCCCCAAAGGTGCAGCTGCACGAGCGCCAGCACGGTCTGCACGTGCGGACCGAAAAGCTGTTCCTGCATGTCCTTGATCCACTGATAGAACACCCGGATTTCGCCGTCGCTCGAGGCGTTCAGGCCCGACGGCGTGACGCCCAGGAGCACCACAAGGGGAATACTCGTAACGGCCGCCATGTGCTCCTGTGCCTGGGCCTGCAGCTTGTCCAGGCCAGAGAGCGGCGCGGAGGTGACAACGAAGTCTTCGGCGTCCTTGTCGAGAACCATAGTGCTGCGGTTCGACCGGGTCTTGTTGAAGAAGTCCACGCGGTTTAGCAGCCCGTCGGCGCCGCCGCCCTCGAGAACTGCGCTCATGTCGGTTTTCAGCACCGGCTGGCTGAACGCCTGGATCAGGTCGTTAACGCTCTGCCGCGTCTCAAGCCAGTTGTCGACGTAGGGTTTCGCCATCTGCGTCAGGGCCAGGCCGCCGAAGCAATAGGCCGGCTTGAGAATGTCCGGCATGGGCCGCGACACGAACGTCATGAGGCGCGAGGCGTGAACGCTCTTGGCCTGCACGAACCACGAGGGCGCCTTGTAAAAGTCTTCCTCGAGCGGGTCCGTGGCGTTGAACGCCGCCGGGTAGCTCCAAATCGGTTCGACGTAGCGGAACCCGCGGAGGAAGCCCGGTTCCAGTTTGCGCGGGTCCGCGATCAGCGGGCGCATGAGTTCCTGCGGGTCGCGGTTGTCGCCAGTGTCAACGAACAGCTGGGCCCGGCCGAAATAGCCGTCCCCCTCCGCCGCCTTCTTGAACAGGTCGCGGACGCGGAACTTCTTGAAGGCGTCTTCCAGCTGGGCGATTCGGTCGTTCTTGCTCGCATCGCCGCCGGCCACCGTGAACTTGACCCACTTGCGGGTCATTTCCTTGGCGGTGATTTCCACCGGCTTGCGATACTCCGCGCGCTGCGAGAGCTCGGAGAGATAGGGATAGCCCAGGAAGCCCAGGCCCTCCTTGAAGTAGCTGGAATAGGCCGCGCCTGCATAGGCGGAGTCGAGCCCGGTCATATCGTCCATAGCCAGGAGTTCCTGGCCGTCGAGCATGACGCCGCGCGCCACCACGCCCGCCGGCGGTTCGGGGAGCGTGAACACCTCGAGCGCCTGGCCGCCGTAGGTGTAGGGCGACACGTGGGCCAGGGCCGTTGACGTGACGTTCACGCCGCGGCGCCGGCCGCGCACTTCCTCCTCCGTCACCAGGGGCCGCGCGCCGGTGCGCAGCGCGGCGGGAACCTTGGCCGTGCTCCCGAAAAGGCGGCGGAGAAAGGCTTTCATGCTGCGTCCAGGGCTCTTTGCGAAACGTTGAGCAAACCACGTCGAGCCGGACTGTAGAGCATCATAACCGCGTCGGCTAGGTTCGGGGATTTCGTCCCCTCCGGAGTCTTGTCGACTACCATTTTCCCGACGGTGTTTTCTTCCCATGTCGGTTGCGATAGTTCAGCGATCAGCTTTTGCAGGTTTGGCATTCGACCGCTGAGCGAGATTATCTGATCTTGGGGCGGATCATACCCCTCCTCTACCGCTCTATATGTGTTGTAGAACAACTGTTTCAGCCAATGCCACGACTGAGCTTTACAGTTAGCAAAGTAATCTTGGTTCTTACGGCCTTTTTCTTGTTGGGCTTCGGGCTTATGAACCGCACCAGATCCACGGAAAGCAAGCAGCGTGATCGCCGGTTTGCGCACGGCCGGCGTCGCCCGAAGTTCGTTCAGCACCCGGCCTGCGCCGCGCACGCCCGCGCCCAGGCCGTCGGCGTCGTAAACGAGACTCAGCACCTCGTTTTCGTCGCAGAGCGAGAAGGCGCGTTGCGTGCTGCGGTGAATATCCGCGCCGGCGCCGGACCACTCCTTGACCTGTTCGACCAGCACGCCCTGGCACGTGGCCACCGCGCACAAGTCGCCCCCTTCGTCCGCCACGTCGAAGGCGCTGCGACGCTCACCCGTGACCTTCACGCCCAGCTTGAGGTGGGCGTCTACCGCGGCGCGTATCCAGGCGGCCGGGATGATCACGCCGGCGACGGACGCCGTGTAATCTATGTCGACTTCCTGGGCCAGGACCACGGCGGAGAGCTTGCGCTTCTGTTCCGCATACCAAGCGTCGTCTTTGCGCGGGTCGTCGCGCCAGTGCATGGTGAAGACGTAGTCGGCGGATTGGTCCGGGTCGAAGCGCTTTTGGGCGAAGGGGTTGCCCATGCCGTTCGGCGTGCTGATGTCGATCCTGCAGCCGTGGCCCTGGCCTAGCGAGGCGTCGACCCCGTCCGGGTGCTCGAGGAAGGCGCTTTCGTCCACAATGTAGAGGGCCGTTGTTCCGCCGCGGCCGATGTTGTCGCCCGCCTCGCCGGCCATGATCGAGCCGGTGGCCGGGAACGTCAGCTTCATGAACGAATCGGTCTTCCCGGGCGTGTAGCCGGCGCGGAATTCCACCGGCAGGCGTTCCATGAACAGCCGGGCTTTCGGGAATAGCGCCTTCGGGTTGCCGATCTTGTCGACGTACTCTTCCTTGCGCGAGCCGTAGCCGGCGACGAAGCCCTCTTCGAAGATGCACAGCGCGCAGCCAACCGACACGGCTAGCCAGCTGAAACCCATCTGGCGCGTCTTGTCGGCCAGGCCGTTTTCACCGGCGCGGACCTTGGCCACCAGCCAGTTGACGAACGCGCGTTGCTTCGGGAAGAGCAGGAAGGGGACATAGGGATTGATCTTGCGGCGGATCAAGCCGGGGTCGAAGGTGATCCCCCAGTCTTCAATGAAGTCCGCGATCCCCTCCGGCGCCGTGGCGTAATAGGCGCGGACCTGGGCGAAGCGCGCCGCGGCCATGGCCTGGCGTTCGTCGGTGTCTTCCACGTCCAGCGCTCGCAGCCAGGACAGGCGCGCGGCCCGGGCTTGGAACACCGGCCGGTAGTCGGGCGCTTTCCAGTCGAAGCCTTCGGGGATCACGCCTGGGCCTTACGCCAGCAATCCGCGAGCGAGCGGAATTCCTCCGGCCGCCCGGTGAGGGGGGACAGGCGGGCGAGCACCAGCCAATGGCCGCAGGGCGAGACGTCAACCACCATATGCGCCTTGTCGCCGCCGGCGGACCACAGCACCCAATCGCCCAGCTTGAACTTCATATCCCCGCCGCTGCGTTGATCGCCGCCCGCACCATGGCGCGCCAGATTGTCCAGTTCGCCCGGGCGTAGCGGTCCGTGTCGCGCGGCCGGCGAGCGTACATGCGCCGCAGTTTGGCCCGCCGCCGCCTGAGTCGGCTAGGGACCAACGGCCAGTGACGCGAGCATAGGTATTCGTGACCCGCCCACTTCTCGCTGGAATTGGTGCAGCCGGGGACCTCGCAGACGGCCGGCGTGGTCACGCGGGGCGTTCCCACGGGCGCGGGGCGACGTCATAACCCACCATGAGCGGATGACGGGGCTGGCCGTCCTTGCAGACGCCCAGGCAAAGCGGCTGATGGTCTAGCGCCCGGGCGAAGGCGTCGACCTGGCGCCAGCGCTCGCGGAGGTGCGGCGGGAGCTTGGCGAGCGGCCCCCAGGCGAACACAACCGACGTGGCGGCCGCCAGCATGCCGCAAAGGTGTACGTCGCAGTCCGGCCCGATCGCCTCTTCTATCGTAAGGCTGCGGAGCTCACGCACGTCCGTTGCGCGCCGGGCGAACTTGTTGGCCAAATAGATGCGATCCCCGGGAAAATAACGGTCCGTGAACCCTTCGATCTTGGTGACGGTCTGATCGTTCTGGGCTGGCTGGCCAAGCTGCAGGTCTTCGGCAGTCGACGGGTTGACGCCGATCCACAACACGGCCCGGGGGCCAGAGCCGCGCGTCAGACGGTCGCGATAGGGGCTCTGCGTCATGCTGCGGCCCTCCGCCGGCGCCTGTCCGGCCCGATGATCCACCGGAGCTCTGTGGGCGTCTCCGGCCAATAGTCGTCGGCGTCCCGTTCCCAGACGGCCCAGGCGAAGTCATCGTTGCCGCCGCCCGGCTCTTCGCCGGCCTCGAGCACGGGCCCGGGCGGACAGCTGGGGCGCGGCGTGATCATGTAGACGCGCGAGGGCGGCCGGTACGTCCAGAAGTCGCGAGCGCGCTCCGCCCCCCAGAGGAAACGCCAAGGGATGAAAGCCGCGATCTTCTGCACAGAGCGATAGCGCATCGCCTGGCGCACGAAGCCTTCAATCCCCGTGTCTGCGTCTCCGCCCCTGAACGGCGGGTTCATGACCACGCTCTCGCCCAGGGCGAACGGAACGCTCGTCAGGAAGTCGGCCACCACGAACGGGTCGTCGGTGATGCGCGCGCGGTCCGCGATGTCCGATCCGAACACCTCGTAACCGAATAGGGCCGCCTCCGCGATGATGTGGCCCCTGCCGCAACACGGGTCCCAGACGCACCCGGCGAACGTCTCGCGCTTGAAGAGCTCCGCCACGGCGAACCGCTCTTCCACATACCAGTCGTCCGGATGGCGCGCCCAGAGGTGGGCGTTCTTGGGGGCCTTGTCGGTCATGCGACGGCCTCTTCTTCCTCGCCGTCGCCGTCGTCCGGGCCGAACACCTCGCAGCTTTCTTCACATCCCGCGCCCACGTCAAATTCCGGGTCGAAAACCTGGGCGTCATCGGTGGCCGGCTGGAAGGTTTCTTTCACGGACTCATAGCGTTCGAACAGCCGAAGTGTGGACGTGCTTTCGCGGAAGAACACGCGGCAATAGCCGGGCGGCAACGGGTCGCGGCGGGTGGCGGGGTCCTTTAAGAACTCCGGGCCGATATGCCCGTATTTCGCTTCCATTTCCAGCGGGAACGCATAATGTTCCGGGCTCTCTGCAATCAGCGTGAAGTGCTTCCGAAATGACTTTTTCCAGCACCACTTGCAATTTCCCTGATATCCTTTGAGCGTTAGCCGGAAAGTCTGAGCCGCCCACCACGTATTTATTTGCGGCTTGGTGCGCGGATGTTCTTTAACCAGCGGATACCAGACCAGCATCTCATCACTGGTCGACACCCGGTCGATTTCATCCGCCCGA